AACAGGGTATCGAAAAAGATTGGAAGAAAGTGATTTTCGGATAGATATACTATTCATAGAGTGTCATCCTATCATCCTTACAAGAACTTCTCCTCTTGCCACGCCGATAGAATGACGCTCTATCTTTTTAATACATATCATGCTATACTTATACTAGATTATTTAGTGGACGGTATGAAATGACAACAACGAATATAGTCAATAAAACAATTTCGATGGATTTGCTAAAACCGCATCCTGAGAACTATCGGAGACATCCTGACGAGCAGATCAAAAAGCTTTGTAAATCTTATCGCCGTTTTGGGCAGTTTCGGAGCATTGTTGCCGTCCCCTCCTCTCATGGATACTACCTGATCGTCGCCGGTCATGGCTTTGTGGAGGCGATGAAACGGGAGGGTGCAACGGATGTTCGTGTTGAAGTGCTTTCAGGTGATACGGATGACGAGATAATCAAAGGTATTATGCTTGCTGATAATCTTCATAGTCAGGGAGCAAGCGACGATGAAGAGGTACTGGCGAAGCTTTTGGAAGAACAGAAAAATGCCGGTTTTGATCTGGAGACTTTAGGTACTGATGACGAGACATTGCGACAAATGCTATCTACAATAGCAGATAACTACTTAGAAAATCAGGATCAAGGAGATGAAGAAGACAAAGCTCCTACTGTTCAGTTTAAAGAATATGATGAGTCAATAGAGGATGATCTTGATACTGAAATATGTAAGGATTGCGGAAAATTGTGTCTTAAATCAGGAAAAGGTAAGAAGAAATAGTGCTTGACTTTGTGACTATGCCTATCAATCCAGAGACACCTCGGCTTTTTACCGTTATTTCCTCTTTTGCAGGTGGGGGGGGGTAGTAGTTTGGGATATAAGTGGGCTGGTGGCAAAGTATTGGTAGCTATTGAATGGGATGAGAATGCAGTGCAGACCTATCGGTTAAATCATAAAAACACATTAGTTTTGCATCGTGATATTGCTACCGTTACTACCCAAGAACTGTTTGATATTACAGGGTTGAAGCCTGGTGAGCTTGATATTTTTGATGGTAGCCCGCCCTGTCAGGGTTTCTCAAGTGCTGGTAAAAGAGAAATAGATGATCCACGTAATAGTCTGTTTAAAGAATATATACGATTACTTAGAGATTTACAGCCAAAGGTGTTTGTAATGGAAAATGTTTCAGGGATGGTTGAAGGGTATATGAAACATATATTTGCCATTATAATGCGAGAACTAAAGATAACTGGTTATCAGGTGAAATGCCAATTAATGAATACAGCATACTTTGGTGTTCCCCAATTAAGAGAAAGGGTGATTTTTATTGGGACGAGAAATGATTTACATGTACCACCAAGTTATCCATTACCATCTACGCATCCCATCCCACCCAAGGTGGCTTTCAATGGACTTTGTGATGTAGAAGCACCAGAATTACCAGATTGGTTAAAATTAGCTGCTCAGGAGATAAAGGCAGGTAATTATTCTAGTAAAGATACTGCTATTGCATTTAAAAAATATAAAGGTGGTACAGGTGGTGCGATCAATACAAAATTTTTATCATGGGATCGATGTTGTTGTACCTTAATGAAAAGCGAGATCGCTTCAACTAGTATTGTTCATCCTAATAAACAACGATATCTAAGTATTGCTGAAATGAAGCGTATTGCATCTTTTCCAGATGATTTTCAATTTATTGGGAACCGTAAAAATGCGGTAGAACGTATGGGTAATTCCGTTCCTCCTTTCTTTATGAAGGCTATTGCTGAACATATTTATACACACATTTTATGTAAGCTTCATTGATGGAGGACTGAACATGAGTGATGATTTCAACATTTCTACACCACGGCGCGCGCGTAAGAAAAAGGTACAATTTACATCAGAAGAGCGTAAAGCCGTTCAGAATACTTTTTTACAAGCTCTGTCAATGACAGCGAATGTGCGAGCGTCCTGCTTGAAAGCTGGCATTGATCGTAGCCTTGTCTATAAATGGCAAGAACATGATCAAGAATTCTCAATGCGTTTCAAGATTGCGCAGCAGGAAGCCAATGATATGCTTTTTGGTGAGGCATGGAGACGTGGGGTGCAGGGAGTTGAAAAACCTGTCGTCAGTATGGGCAAAGTAGTCTATGACGAAAATGGCAAGATGTTGACCACGAAAGAATACAGCGATCATCTTCTCTCGCTTTTGTTGAAGGCTCGCCTTCCTGAGTTCCGCGATAAACAGCAGGTAGAACTTATTGGAAAAGATGGTGGCGTTATTCAATCTAACATCACTATCGATACTCGTAATCTTTCTTCAGAGCAGTTAGCCCAGTTAAAAGAATTTGCATCAGGATTGAAATGAGAAACAACCAACAATCATCCATCGTGGTTCCCTCCTTACGGGAAACATTATTATTGACGGTAGAAGCTGAGGAGATGCGCCGCTCACTGAAAAAGTTTGTGGTAGGTGCATGGTCTCAAATAGAACCATCACCGTACATAGATGGATGGTGTGTTGATGCAATTTGCGATCATTTAACAGCATTAACGCGTGGTGAAATACGTTTTCTTCTGATCAATATTCCTCCTCGTCACTCGAAAAGCACGATATGCAGCGTATTGTGGCCTACATGGTGCTGGCTTCATAAACCGGAAGACAGATTTCTATGTGCGTCATATGGCCTTAATCTTGCTATTCGTGACAATCTGAAAAAACGTAATTTGATAGAGTCGAAGTGGTTCAAAGATCGCTATGGGAAAGATTTTAGCGTTTCTCTGGACTCACCTGCTCTTCAATTCCTCAGAACAAGTGAATTTGCATTAAGTGAAAATCAGAATGCAAAGCGTTTTTTTGTGAATGACAAATTTGGATATCAATTAGCAGTATCAGTTGGAAGTACGACGACAGGAGAAGGTGGTTCAAAGCTGCTTATAGATGATTGTCACGCTGCTTCTGAAGCTCATAGTGATATTGAACGTGAGTCTGCTATTACATGGTTTCGTGAAACATGGTCAAACCGTATGAATGATGCCAATAAAGATGTTATGATCGTCATTGGTCAGCGTATTCATACCGACGATGTCTCTGGCATTATTTTGAAAGAGCGGTCTGATTGGGTACATCTCAACTTACCTGCTGAGTACGAGCGGGCGCGCAAATGCACAACAGTTATCGGGTGGAAAGATCCACGAACACAAGAAGGTGAGTTGCTTTGGCCTGAACGGTTTAGCCATGAAACACTCCAGAGATATAAACGCGATCTGGGAAGCATTGGGTATGCAGCACAATATCAACAGACGCCAGTACCAGCAACAGGAGGACAATTTAAGAAACAGTGGTTACGGTACTTTACTGAAACTCCTGATAGCTATGTTCTTGAGAAAACAAACGGATTTACCTCTGTTTTAAAGTCACAATGCTGGCGATTTGGTGTGATGGATCTGGCAATATCCAGCAAACAAACGGCTGATTATTCTGTTGTACAAATTTACGATGTTACTCCCCAAAATGACCTGCTCTTGATTGAACAAATACGTGATCATCTGGATAATCCACAGCAACAAAAACTTATCAAAACGTTGTACGTTCAATTGCGACCTCTCTTTTTCAAGATTGAAACGGTAGGGTATCAGCTAGCGTTGGTCCAGCAGCTACGGGATTCTCCTGTTAGGACTGGTGATTTTCTTGTCGAAAGTCGTGCTCCTGAGTTGCTTGACAAAACATTAGATGGGCTGCAATGGTGCGATGCCTATCTTATTCAGGACGACAGAGGAAACTATATAGAGGTTGAAGGGTGTTATGTTGTTCGTGTGATGGGTGATCAAAAGTTTTTCCGTTTCGCAATGGAAAAACAGGGGTATTGTAAAATTGTTCGCCAACTTGACGAGTCATCAGTACATACTATCGCTATTCCAGTACAGGAGTACAAGCCCCTTCGTGATAAGGTTGCGCGTGCAATTGTTGCTGCTATCCAGATGGAAAACGAAAAGATATTATTCAAAAAAGGCGCATCTTATTTAGAAGACCTGTTGCCAGAACTATTGATGTTTCCACGTGCTTCACATGACGATCAAGTGGACGGCATTAGTATGGCCTGTGATGAGATCGTCAATCCTACCATGAATACAAACATTGCTATTACATCTAGTGGTCATCGCTCTTCTGTAGCGCAAGAATTGCCAAGGGAAGATGCCGATGATGAGAGACTTATGGAAAGGCAGCAATCAATAGCAAGGATTATGAACAGCCTTAAATTTTGATGATGGATGGTGATATGAGCAGACCAAAAAAGCGACACAAGAGCAACAAGGCATCGCGTTCTGACTGGCAACGATTGCAGGAAGACAACGCTCTCAGAGAAGCGTATGTACGTTTCTCGTCTGAAATAGATCGTGCTCAAAAATCTGCTCAGGCACGCGCTCAACATACAGGTCTGCCAGCCGAAAAGATCATTGATCTCAGGCAAGCTACCACTATTTTAGATCAGTATCCTCA